CGATCCGGGCGATAGCACGGATTATATTTGCCCTGTTGTTACTACTCCGGTTGGTGGATATACTGTTGGTTCTCTTTATGATTATTTTGGTCTTCCGACTGGTATTCAGTTTGAAAATGTGAATAACTTCTATGGTCGTGCTTATAATTTGATCTGGAATAATTGGTTCCGCGATGAAAATCTTCAAGATAGTATTGTTGTTGATCGCGATGATGGCCCTGATCTTGCTTCTGATTATGTTGTCCGCAGACGTGGTAAGCGCCATGATTATTTTACTTCTTGTCTTCCTTGGCCTCAAAAGGGGGACGCTGTAAACCTCCCCCTTGGTATTAAGGCTCCTGTCTATGGTATTGCTGCTGACAATCAGACATGGGGTATTACTGATGTTAATGGTTATGAAACTGGTGGCACTGGTGAGGTAACTTATGATAAACAAAAAAATATTAATGCTACTGATGCTAACAACCGTTTCTATGTTGAGGAAGATCCTGACAATCCGGGTTTCCCGGGTATTTATGCAGATTTAAGTGCTGCTGTCGCCGCTACGGTTAATCAGATTCGTGAGGCTTTCCAAGTCCAACGTATGTATGAGAAGGATGCCCGTGGCGGTACTCGCTATACTGAAATTGTTCTATCTCATTTTGGTGTGTCTTCCCCTGATGCGCGGATGCAACGTCCTGAATATTTAGGTGGTGGGTATGCTACTGTTAACATTAACCCAATCGCTCAAACGTCTTCTACAGACGGAACTTCTCCTCAAGGTAACCTTGCGGCTATCGGAACAATCGCCTTCAATAACCATGGTTTTACTAAGTCTTTTACTGAGCATTGTGTCGTTATTGGTTTGGCTTGTGTTCGTGCTGATTTAAATTATCAGCAAGGCATTCATCGTTCGTGGTCTCGTCAAACTCGTTGGGATTTTTACTGGCCGGGTCTTGCACATTTGGGTGAACAGGCAGTTTTGTCTAAGGAGATATATGCAGATGGAACATCCGCTGATCAAAATGTTTTTGGTTATCAGGAGCGCTATGCTGAATATCGTTATAAACCCTCTGTCATTACTGGGCAGTATAGGTCTTCGTACGCTCAATCTTTGGATAGTTGGCATTTGGCACAAGAGTTTGCTTCGCGCCCGGTTCTCGATGCTACGTTTATTGAAGAGAATCCGCCTGTTGATCGTGTTCTTGCAGTTCCTTCGGAGCCGCATTTCTTGTTGGATATGTTCTATAATTACAAACGTGCGCGTCCTATGCCTATGTACTCTGTTCCCGGTTTGATTGATCACTTCTAATTGAAAGGTTACTCCATGCTCCGCATATGGCGTTATTCTTCTGATCTCTTGGCTACTCGTGGGATTATAACTTTTAATGATAAGCCCCTCTGTCATTCCCTGGAACTTCCTTGGTGTGACAATCAGGTGGGCTTATCATGTATTCCTGAAGGTAATTATCAGGTTATAAACCGTCGATCTGAAAAGTTTGGTGACGTTTTAGCTATTAAATATGTTCGTGGTCGTTCTGGTGTTTTGTTCCATCCCGGTAATACTGTTGAGGATTCTCGTGGTTGTATTCTTCCCGGTCTTGATGTATATTATGAAGGTGTACTTCATTCCAAAATTGCTATGAGGCGTTTATTGGAATTTGTTCCTAATTCATGTGATCTAGTTATAGAGGGGGGTTAAATGTATTGGCTTTATTCTAATTGGGATAGCATTCTTTCTGTAGTTAATACTCTTGGTCTTTTGTTGACTGCTAAGTATGCCTCAAAACGGTGAATATTGGTGGGATGCCCCTAACTGGCAAGGTTTGATTGACAAAGTCATGTCTTTGTCTGATATGGAATTTTGTCTAAAGTGGCATCCCATGCCCCGTCATGTGGCTCAAAGACTGGCTCGTCGTTATCTTGATATAAAGGATATCTATGCTCGGTAGTATTTTGGGATCTGTGGCCTCTGCTGCTGTTGGAGGTCTTTTAGGTAATAAAGGTTCTAAAGACGCTAACAAAGAGGCGGCGGCTTCTGCTCGCGAACAAATGGCCTTTCAAAAGGAGTCTGCCCAAAATTCTTATCAATGGGCTGTCGCTGACATGAAAAAGGCTGGCTTAAATCCTATGCTTGCTTATCAGCAAGGTGGCTCTTCTGCGCTCTCTGGCGCCTCTTATCGTCCTGAAAATACATTGGCCGGTGCGGCCGCTTCTGCTCGTGAGGTTGGTTCTAAGGCCGCTGAAATTGAAAATCTTCTTGCTCAAAATGATGCGATAAAATCGCAAACTCAAAAAAATATATCTGATACTAAATTGAATGAGGCTCTTGAAAAGTCTGCTCATCAAAATGCTAATTTGATAGCCTCCTCTGCCAAGGGTGTCCAGTTAGACAATTTGTTGAAAACTCTCGATGTTGACTGGGCACAATCTCTTGGCGTAACTAATTCTGGCCTTAAGACTGCAACGGATGTTGGTTCTAAGGTTCCTTGGTATACTATTTTTGAACGCGCTCAAGGTGCTATGAAGGCTGGCGTTCAAAAGGGCTCTAAGGCTTTCTATCATTTAATGCGTACTAACAAATAAAGGAGAATATTATGGTGCAATTTCGAACTGCGTATGATGGCAATCGTTATTCGGTTTCACTTAAGTTTTTGGATGAAAATGGTGATCCTGCTGTAGGTCGTACTAAGCAATGCTTTAAGGACACGTGTGACGTTAATAAGATTCTTCGTCAATATGATAAAACGGGTCTTCTTACTCATGTTAATGAGGCTCAAAAACGCTACGGTGATTTTACTCAGGTGAATGAATATCAGGTTTCTCTTAATATTGTTAATGAGGCAAAAGCCTCATTTGCTGCTCTTCCTTCAAATGTCCGTAAGGAATTTGATAATGATCCCGGTAAATTCATGGAGTTTATTAGCAATCCCCAAAATCTTGATAAGATGGTTGAAATGGGATTAGCTGTTAAACCCTCAAAACAAGCTCCTACGGAGGTTGTTATTATTAACCCGGAGGGGGATACCCCTCCAAGTAAATAAGCGCCAAGCGCGCCCAAAACGCTGGCGTAGGCGCTTATTTACGATCGGGCGAAGCCCGATAAAATGTCAGAACAGTTCCTCCACTTGATGTAACTGTTCTGACTGACACCGAAAGGTGTCTTTCTTAAAATCCTAAAAGGAGGTGTTACTATGAAACGTTCTAAAATGTCCCGGCGTAAGTCTGGTAAATTGTTCTCTCGGACTGCTCGTAAAGTTAATGGGCGCAATGCGTCTGGTCGTCCGATGCGTGGTGGTATTCGTCTTTAGGATTTATTATGCCTTGCTTCCATCCAATGGATGCATGGTATTCTAAGGCAATTAATCCATCTGGAAAGCGTGGGATTGTTTTCAGTCCCAAGTCGGCTTATCAACCTGATGATCCGATTAAATTGCCTTGTGGCCAATGCATTGGCTGTCGCCTTGAACGCTCTCGCCAGTGGGCTATTCGTTGTGTTCATGAGGCTTCTTTATATGAAAATAACTGTTTTATTACTTTGACTTTTTCCCCGGATGCTATGATGGAACGGGAAAATCCTATGTCTTTAGATGTTTCTGAATTTCAAAAATTTATGAAGCGTCTTCGAAAAAAATATGGTGCTAAAATTCGGTTTTTTCATTGTGGTGAGTATGGTGAATTGAATGGTCGTCCTCATTATCATGCTTGCCTTTTTAATTTCGATTTTTCAGACAAAATCCTTTGGAAAATTGTTAACGATAATCGCTTATACACTTCTCAATCTCTTTCTGATTTGTGGCCTTTTGGCTTTAGTACTATTGGTGATGTAACTTTTGAATCTGCTGCTTATGTTGCGCGTTATATCATGAAAAAAATCACAGGTGACGCCGCTTCTGATCATTATGAGCGGGCGGATTCTTCTACTGGTGAAATTTTTTCTATCAAGCCTGAATATACGACGATGTCCCGGCGCCCGGGCATTGGTCGTGGTTGGTTTGATAAATATGCTACGGATGTTTACCCTGATGATTTTGTTGTTATGAATGGTTCTAAAATGCGTCCGCCTAAATACTATGATCGTGTTTTGGAGAAAACTCGTCCTTATGAATTTGATGATGTCAAGGAAAAAAGATTTTTAAATGGAGAAAAATATCTTGACAATAACACGTCTGATCGTTTAAAAGTACGTGAGACGGTGCAAAAACGCCGTCTTGAACTATTAACCCGTAACTTACAAGAGGATGATTTACTATGATTACTCAAGTCTTTTCTGTTTTTGACACTCGTGCTGGCGTGTATATGAACCCTATGTACTTTGCCAATAAGGGGTATGCTATTCGTTCGTTTGAGGATGCTGTCAATGAACATACCCATCAATTTCATCGTCATGCTGCTGACTATACTTTAGTTCATTTGGGTCAATATGATGATCTGACTGGTAAATTTGAATTATTGGAATTTCCGGTAGTTCTTATCAATGGTCTTGAATGTGAAAAAAAAGAAGGGTAATATAGCTTCGCGGGCGGCGACCGGGCGCCGATAGGATATTTGATATATCCCCCCGGTTTTTTTTAACTTTTATGGAGATAAATATGCCTCAACGTTTGCCTTCTGTGATGTCTCATAACTTTTCTCAAGTTCCTCGCGCTGATATTCAGCGCTCTTCATTCGCTTCCCCTCATGGCTATAAAACCACTTTTGACGCTGGTTACTTAATTCCGATTTTTTGGGATGAAGCGCTTCCAGGTGATACTTTTAATCTTCAAGGCGCTGGCTTTGCGCGTATGGCAACCCCTCTCCATCCTTTCATGGATAATTTGCATTTCGAAACGTTCTTCTTTGCTGTCCCCTATCGTTTGATCTGGGATAATTGGCAAAAATTCATGGGTGAACAGGTCGATCCGGGCGATAGCACGGATTATATTTGCCCTGTTGTTACTACTCCGGTTGGTGGATATACTGTTGGTTCTCTTTATGATTATTTTGGTCTTCCGACTGGTATTCAGTTTGAAAATGTG